GAAGCTAGCGGGAAAAAGGCGGACCCATGCCCTCGGCTGATTCAACCACGGTCAGTCGTGTATAATGTGGCATTGGGACGGTACACGCGGCGTATTGAGAAGGAGATGTACATGGCAATCTCCGCCGTGTGGGACGTGGATGCAGGGGAGGAGGTCGTGATGAAGGGCTTGGATGTGGAGCAGACGGCGGATCAGTTGTGGAGGAAGTGGAGCAAGTACGAACAACCCGTTGCGGTGGGATTGGATGCAAGTCGGTTTGATCAGCACGTTAGTGTGGATGCCTTAAAATTTGAACATGGCGTTTACAAGAAGGTGTTTAAAGGATCGATAGGGCAGAATGAGTTGGCACAGCTGTTGAAGTGCCAGCTCAAGAACCGTGGCAAGGCGTTCGTTGACGGCTATCGGGTGGACTATGAGGTGGACGGTTGCCGTTGCAGCGGTGACATGAACACTTCGTTGGGAAATTGTGTCATTATGAGCGCATTGGTTTTGCAGTATTGCAAAGAGCGCAAGATTGTGGCCAGCTTGGCCAACAATGGAGATGATTGTCTGGTTTTTATGGACAGACGGTCACTTGGCACATTTCAAAATGGTCTATCCGAATGGTTTCTACGGCTCGGCTTTGAGATGAAGGTAGAGGATCCCGCGTTTGTTTTTGAACAGTGCGAGTTTTGCCAAATGAGACCGGTCTGGAATGGGGAGCGCTGGGTGTGTGTGCGCAACCCGCAGAATGCAATGGCCAAGGATGTCATGGCCTTGAACTGCAGGAATGACCGTGATTATGAGGCTTGGCTTGGTGCTGTCGGCGATGGAGGCTTGGCGTTGTATGGCGATATGCCCTTGTACCGCGAGTTGTATACGCGGATGCGGGCTTTTGGGAGGCGCAGCGGCATAGTTAGGGCTGCTGAGTGGTACAACACTGGGTTTTCAAAGCTTGTGGTTAGGCGTAGAACTGATGGCGCGATGGAGATATCGGACGCGTGTCGGTTGTCGTTCGCCCGGGCCTTTGGCATACCTCCCCAGCGGCAGTTGGACATCGAGGATGAGTTGAGACACCTTAGCTTCCGTGTGGGCGGGGCAGTTAATACTGGAGTCTCCTTGTCTTGTGTGTTCTAGCTGACCACTTGGGCATCATGTCTGGGAAAAAGAAGGTTAATAATAATATTAATAATAATGTAGCGCCTAAGCCCGGCGCTCGTAAAAATAAGAATAGGCGAGGTGCGGCGCAGGTTGGGGGGAATGCCACTAGTGTTAACAATCGTGGAGGGCCTCGCGTGCCGCGTACTACAACGGTGAATGGGGGGACCGTAGTGAGTCACACTGAAACTTATGGTGTTGGCGTTGAGGGAAGTGCAGCTTACGAATTATTTTCTACGTGGGCTGTGCAACCCGCATTAAAGGCTTACTCCGAGGGTAGCCCTTTGGGCACCTGGTTGGGCCAGATTGCCGGCAATTTCGACAATTATGAGATACATAAATTGAAGTTCCATTTTAGGACGGCCTGTTCCACTCTGGAAAAGGGGATGCTAATTATGGCATATGAACCTAATCCTGATGGAACTGCGCCGACCTCGTACCAGGAGATGCGAAATATGCACTCCGTTGATGGCACTGTTCATGCTAATCTCACTTTTGACGTCACACCTAAGGTTCGCGGAAAGAAACTGTTGACCCGTAAGGGTCCGGTATTCTCCTTGCCTAATTACGATCTTGGCAAGGTTTATTTGAGCACTATCGGTTGTACCCAGGACACAGTTTTGGGGTTTGTTGATGTTGAGTACGTGGTGCGGCTTACCAACCCGCAAAGTTCATCTTCTACTAGTAATTACGTTACCCCAACGTTCCCGAACCCAGTGGTACAATTGGTTTGGAACAATGGAGACTTAGCGGCATATACCGATGATGTCTGGACAAATAGTGCTGTCCCGTTTTCTCGAGGGTTTGATGCTGGGACTGTGTACGGCGCGACTTCGTTGGCAACAATAGCGTCGACGACGTTTAACGTGTCTGCATTTAACCAGCTGGGAGCGAGATACAACGAGTCAACTGTGGACAAGTGCTTTTTCATACCCACGTCCGGGCGTTACCGGTTCACGGTGCACATGGTGGCGGATTGGCAGGACCTTCGTTGCTTCAGTATTTTGCCTTTCGTTAAGAGGGGTGGGGCTACTGATGTGGCAAGGTATGCGGTTATGAAGTCCGTCGGTGTTGCAGAGTACGCGTTGGTGGAGTGCCAGTCGATTGCTTTCCGGGGTTTCTCGGGGGTGGCGGCCGGTGATCCAAATCCAGCCACAGACATTCCGGCTCATGGCTCTTGGGAGCTGCAACTACAGTCTGGTGACTTCCTTACGTGCATGGTGGGGGTGCGGGTGTATAACTTTACTCAACCCGTTAATTCCACTGTTAAATACGCAAGTGGTCTAGGACCGTCGTGGGCCAGGCTGGAGTATCTTGGTACGCCAGTACCCGTGTGACGCTTTGTTCATTAATAATAATATTTAATATGCACACATGTTTAGTAGAATAAAAGACAAAAACACCTGGATTGGGGTTGGTCGTGTGATTGGAGGTTGTGTTAGATGTATTCTAAACCTATTATGGTTGTATAAGTGTTGTGACACGAGGGAAAAATTCCCCTTAGGGGGGTCCGCTCCGGAGGATGACCACCAATGGAGCATGCCCACTGACTGTCATGACATGAACTACAATACCGGAGTGGGGTAGGGTTAAGTTGAACCACACCTTTATGATCATTGCCAACCACATAGCCATGCAAGCCTTCCGGACCAAGCGGCTAGGAAACGAAGGCATCACAGCGTCCCTCTGCCGTAGCATGGGGGGACGGGGTTAGCCACCCACACACTGATTGGTTCCCCGTATTGTGGGATAGGTAGGTCAGTACCGAAAGCGAAAGTGGGGGTCGTGGCATCGATCCTCTATAGCGCACTCTGAAACAGGGGGGGGGTTGATATCTCCTGATGTGCGTCG